GGAAAGTCTGGGGTAATACAAAATCTTCCATTGTTCTCATCTAATGTGCCACTCTTATGAGTGTATGTGTAATCATTGTTAAATGATCCAAGAGGATATGTGGTGAGTGAAGGACCTTCTCTACGAATTCCATTTAAAGAATAACTAGATGTCATTCTAATAATAGATGACGTAGAATCTAAAGGATCCTCGTAACCAAATGCACCATAGATTGGATTGCCATCATAAGCAAATCCAATAATGGGAGAGTGAGTTTTTGTAGCAGGTTCTGTTCCTGCATTGTTAATATTATCGTTAAGGGCAACACGTAAAGCTTTTGGATTACCAACATGCCCATAACCATATTCTAATGCATTATTGTAATTCTGAAAGATATAACCATACTCGGTATCAAGATCATTTCCTATTTTTTCAAATCTATTAAAATTCCATTCTTTTAATAAAGGAATACCAGTTGCATCTTCACCAACAGGAATAATATCTACAATTACAGTATTTTGATTATAAAAATTACCTTCATCAATTTTTTCAAATCCAGTGATATTACCATCAGTGTTTACAATTGCATTATAATTTGCAAATCTACCTCTACCAGCATTATCTCTAATTCTTACAGTTGGTGGAGATGAGTAAAATTCACCAGGATTATCAATAACAAGACTTGTTACTTTACCACCAGTTACAATTGCACGAACTACTGCACCTCTACCAGAAGTAATAGTAATATCTGGAGTTCTTGGAAAAACATCTTGAGTATCTACAATAATTCTTTCTACAACTTGACCAGTTAAGACTGCTCTAGCCTTATTAGGTACTTGATCAATTAATACAAAAGGTGGTGTTGCGTATCCTCTACCTCTTGTGTTAACTCTAATTTCTTCTAATTTACCAAAACGTATACTATCATGATCTCTGAAACCGTAGACAGGGACACCGTTTAGAAGGATACCAACATCTCTATTTGGAGTTTTATATGTTTCTGTAGTTCTCGTTGCTTCTTTTCTAATGATACGAAGAATTTTTTGATCTAGTAATTCTTCATTTACTATAGATCCATCAAGAATTTTATATGATGGAAAAGAAGAAGAGGTGATATAATAATATTGGTCATCTGCAAAGATAGATGACACATCTGTAGTCAATTGACTTAGAGATGTTTGAATACTTGGTAATGTTGGAATAACTGGTGCAGTGCCTTGATTAAGTAACCATCTTGTTTGATTAGTTCCAGTCTGAACAATTTTAGTATCTGCTGTTTCAAAACCAGGTCTAGATACAAGAATTTTATCGCCAGGACTAGAGTATGGTTGAGCGTCTTTTGGTTTTAAATTGTAAACAACACCAAATGTAAGTAATGTTACATTAGAGTTTGCAATTGTTACTGGTTTGTATACTGATGTTCCTGATGGATATGCGATAGCTCCAGAAGGTTGTCTATCTTTAATAATAAACTGAGTGACAGTCTTCTCTTCAAATGTAATTGTCTCATTACCAATTAAAACAGAACCAGTCTTTTCCCAACCAATAGTAGAGGATACATTGATTCTATCACCAGTGCTATCTGTTCCAGTGACTGCTTTCTCAAGTTTAGTCTTAGTTGAGATTGCAAATTCACCATTTACAGTTTCTGGTGCAAGAACAATATTATAGATTACTTCGTTATCTGATGTACCGTCAGCATATACGTTATCTACAGTAGCATCTGCATATCCATACTCATCAGTTTCTGTCTGAACAATCTTTTTACCAATCAGATCATTTACGTTACCAGATATAACCTTACACTTAAGAGCATATACATTGATCCAATCAGACTCAGATGCTTTGTATGTAAAATCTCTTGGTTTGTATACCTCAGGTTTTTCATCTACTGTTTTAGAAACAATAGTATTGAAAACAAATTTGATAGAACTACTAGTTCCTTTAGCTTTATAGAACTTCTGAATATTTTTAATTAAAGTTCTCTTGTCTACCTCTCCTTTAAGATACTTTTCTGGAAAAGAACCAAGATACTGATTCTCAAAATTCTTTACTAATGCATATAAGAAAAGATTACTTACATTAATAACCTTCTGACCAGCATTATGTGGTGCTGCATCTGTGCTGGTGTACTCTGACGAGCTATAAAGATCACCAAGAGTTGTGTTACCGCTAACACCTCTAACTGCTCCTGATAAAGTTGTGCTTGTTCGTGACTCATAGAAGATAATCTCGTTGTCTATTCTTACGTATCCGTTTTTCTTTGGAAAACTCGTTGCATCTTGTAGTACAATTGTATCATCAGTATCAGTGATACTAACGTCCAACACATCAGATTGTTTAAGTAAGTTTTGTTCATAATAATCTATGTCTGCATATTTTTGGAGGTTGTTAATAATATCCAGCGTGCCACCTTGTACCTCCTGTTGTTCATAATACTTTGTGAGAAACTTACTAAAAAGTTGATACTCTGTACTGATGAATTCAGGAAGCTGTGATTCTATAAGAGTAGAAATTCTCTTGGTCTTTACAGCTGGCATTTAATTTACTCTTTGTATGCAGTGAATGAAGAATTAGCAACGTCAACATCAAGGTATACCTCACGGAGTGCCTTGACGTCATTGGAAAGTGGTTTGACTCTAACAGAAATGCGATTATCAAAGAAACTACCTTTAATGATAGTTAAGTTGTACATTTTAAGTTCACCATTTACATAATCAATGTCACCGATATCGCTGTCAAGGACAACCTTTTCACCAGTCACACTATCTAGTCTATATAGGACAATTTTCTTATTCCTATCTTCAACATAAACATCAAAGTTAGGATATTCAGTGACTCTAAATCCAGTGCTAGAAAGAACTGGATCATCACAGTCTTCATCAAAAGCATTCTGGAAACATATCTCATAATAGAAGGTAGAATTAAGAGAAGGATAGAAATCCTTTCTCATTGTGATACTTGTGAGATTAGAATTGATAGACTTATCTGCATCATCAATTACACCAATCATCTTACTATATCTGAACTTACCATTAAACTTTTCAGTATCACTTGTATCAAGATAAGACTGAACACTACCAATCACTTTGTCTCTAATCTGTGATGTTGTTTGATCTGTAATATCACCGTTGTAGTATATCTTACTTGTAAGCTCAACAAACAAAATAGAAGGATCTACTAATTTTGGTTCTACAGATGCAACAACATACTTCTTCAATTCTTGTATAATACGATTCTTTGTTAATGATGTAATGTAACTTGCATCAGTTGGTTTCAATGCAATAAAAACTTTTCCATATTCTGGTGGTTCCTGATCTTCTCCACCAAATATAATAATGTCACTTGTTGCTGGATATACTTTTCTTACAATTGCTTCATAGTCATCAGCGGTCACTGCACGCTCCTGTGTGCCATATGCTTTTGGAGCAGTGTATTTTATCTTCTGTGTACTTTCTATCTCTTCACCACCCGCAGAGGCAACACTAGAAGTAATTGATGTAGTAATTGAACTAGGAGTTACACCATTAGGGTTCTCTAATACACCAGAAAAGACAAATGTACGAACTCCATTACTTTCAGGACCTGCTGTTGTTAAATATGATACCTCAATACGTGCATTGTTCTCCAGTTTCTTACCTAAAACACCATCACCCATAAGAATTTCATATCTCTGATCCTCAATCTCATCAAGAAAGAATACTTTTGATGTAGCATCAACACCTAAAATGTTATCTGCAACTAGATATGGTTCATTAAAACTACCACCAGTAGGAAATACTTTTACTCTAATTGTATTAGTATCAATATTAGGATTATCAAGAATAAATTTTTGACTCTTTAATGATGTGTTAACAGTAAATGTATTAACAAGTTGTGTTCCTTCTTTAACTTCAACATTAGTAAAGGTTGCAACATCATTAATTACTTGTGCTTTTACATCATCAGTTACAACATACTGATACACGTTATTGTCAAAAGACGAAATAAATCCTGTTCCTTTCTTCAGGATAAGTTCTGTGTCAGTTGTTGGATTGCCATAAGTTGCAGTAAATGAAACATATGCTGTAGGAGCTGTAGCACTTTTAGGTCTATACCCTAGTTGCTTTGCAATCGCCACTACGTTGTCTCTCAAGGTAGCAGAATCAATGAATAGTTCATTGACTACCATGTTAGTGTTAAACGCCGTGTAGTAGGTATTATAAGCGAGTGTGTCAATTAAGGTTGACAATGCCGATCCATCAAAATCGTAGTCAGTAAATTCTGACTGTGCTCTCATGTACTCTTTGAGAGAAGCTTTGATGTCTTCAAAATCTAAATTGGATACCTGAGTGTATGGCATTATCTTGTACGCTCTAGAATGAACTCTATTCCTACTGGCACGTCTTCTCTTCCAACAATGGTATACAGCATTTCAACACTGTAACCATTATTGTCAAAATCTGGAGTACATTGAATTTCTGTTACAGTTACTCTTGGTTCATAGCGATCAATGGTTTCTCTAATTTCTTGCTTAATCGTACCAGCGGATGCATAATCTAATGGTTCAAACAGCATGTTCTGAACATCACAACCTAACTCAGGTTGAAATGGTCTTTCACCTTTTCTAGTAAGCAAGATACCTTGTATCGCTTGAACTATTGCAGCTTTATCCTTCACCTGCACCAAGTCATCGGTAA